TCAATTGATGTACTGGAGACACAAGACCCAAAAGCGGTCACGGCTCAGTAAGGCGAGCGCTGGCAGAAATCGTTGTTGCCACCGGCTACTGGCCGTCAGAGATTACATTTGAGGCAGACGATATGAACGCAGTTATTGAGATACTTAACAAGCAACGCGGCAGCCGCTAATGGCTGACGTGCAAAATGTTCGCATTACTGGCATTAGAGAAGCATTGGCTGAACTCAACAGTATTGACCCAAAGTTTAGACGAGAAATAACCAAACGCATTAAAGGCGCTGGAGAACAGATCATCAGTGAAGCTCGATCAATGGTTGCACATTTTGATAACTCGCTAAACAACGGTGCTCCTTTGTCTGGCATGGTACGCGGCAACCTGATTAAAGGTAAAGAAACTGATTGGAAAACTGATCAAGTGCAAAAAGGATTTAAGGTCAAGGTTGGTGTACGTGCATCGCGAGAACGAGATGTCACATTTGCTCGATTTACAGAAGGCGTAAAAACCCATGATGAAACAATTTCGTTTAATGCAAAGCCTTACCGATTGATGGTTATTCAACAAGCCAACGCTGCTGGTGCAATTTATGATCATGCGGGCAGAAACACCTCATCCACGTTTGTAACCAACCTAAATGCCGAAGTTGGGCCAGAACCACGTGCAATTGACAAAGCTGTAGAAAAAGGTCGTTTACCAGTCACACTAAAAGTGCTCGAAGTAGTGCATGATGTAGAGAAAGCAATCAACAGAAACCTCAAGGTCAATCATGGCAATTAACATACCTATTATCACCAGTTTTGTTGACAAAGGTGTTTCGGCTGCAGAAAAAGCATTTGGTGGTTTAAGCAAAAACACAGTTATTGCTGGCGCTGCTATTGCCGGCGCAGCTACCGCTGTTGGCATATTTGCTTATAAGTCAATACAAAAAGCATCCGATTTTAATGAGGCAATTAGTAAGAACACTGTGGTATTTGGTGCAATATCTAAAGAAGTTGAAAAGTTTGCTAAGACCGCTAATCGATCATTAGGCATTAGTGAAACAGCCGCTTTACAAGCTGCAGGCACGTTTGCTATTTTTGGTAAATCTGCCGGTCTTGCTGGCAAAGATTTGTCAGATTTCAGTATAGATTTTGTCAAACTGGCAGCCGATCTTGCATCGTTTAGCAACACCAAAGTATCCGATGCAATTGATGCACTTGGCTCGGCATTGCGCGGTGAAGCTGAACCATTACGCAAATACGGCGTGTTGCTCAATGATGCAACCCTTAAAGCTGCCGCAACAGAATTAGGTATCTATTCTGGCAATAAAGCATTAACTGCACAGCAAAAGATATTGGCAGCACAAAAACTTATTTTTGAGTCAACTGCAGATGCTCAAGGTGATTTTTCTCGCACGTCAAATGGCTTGGCAGCACAACAAAAAATACTTAGTGCAACTTTAGAAAACATACAAACCAATCTTGGTCAAGCGTTTTTACCAATTTTTCTAAAAGCCGTTAAGTTTTTTAATGATGAAGTGTCACCAGCGTTTGAGAGGGTTGCAGAAGTAATAGGTGAAAAAGGTCTTGTCAAGGGTTTACAACAAGCTTTATTCGAGATGGGTTCATTTGGGCCGGGCATGGTCAATGCGTTTAAGCAAGTAGCAATTACGGCGGCTAAAGCCGCCAACGTGCTTTACAAGTTTGCTGTGGTAACTGCTGCAACAGCATTATTTGCAATGGGTCAAGCAAGCAAAGCATTAGGGTATTTGGGTAAAGCGTTTGACGATCTAATTGACGTAGACAAATTAGGCGCAAGTTTTGACAAGTTTGCTCTTGGTATTAAAAACATGGGCAGTGCCTCTGATTACAGCAGTTTTTATGCAAAACAACTTGCTGAAAATGCAAAAGCAGCCGCCGAACAAACAACAGGACTTGACACTGCCGCTGGCAAAATGGCCACAAAAGTTAAAACAGCTGCAGACGCATTAAAGAACGAACTTGACGATGCACTCAAAAACGCTAAAACAAGATTGACAGATGCTCAAACAGCATTTAATGATTTTGGCAAAAGCGTGTCAGATGGCCTTAGTAATGCGTTTAGTTTTAAGGATGCTAAAGACGCAGGCAAAGACTCTGGTGCAGGTTTCCTAGATGGGTTACGCGCTCAAGTTAAAGGCATACAGACCTATAGCAAAGACGTTGGCTCATTGCTCACTATGGGATTGTCACAAGACGCATTGCAGGCTGTGCTCGATGCTGGCGGTGAGTCCGGTGCAGCCATTGCAGCCGAACTTATTAAAGGCGGTACGGCAGCCATTGCAGAGACCAATGCCCTTGTACAAGCAAGCAAAGATGCAGCCACAATCATTGGCCAGCAAGCTGCCAGCCAGTGGTACGGCGTTGGTGTATCTAACGCGCAATCATATTTACAAGGTGTCGAGGCAGCGTTTGCTGCAGCCCAAAAACGGCTTGGCAAAAAAGGCATCAAACTGGCAGACATTAAAGGCATCAGTGCCTCGTTTAGTGATGCAATCTCACAGCCGATGGTTGGCTCAGTTAACTCTGTCCAATCACAGAGCATTGGCTCTGGTAGCGGTGCTACAAACAACGTAACAATCAATGTGAACGGTGGAGACCCACAAGCAATCGTGGATGCTTTACGCCGATATATGCAATTGAACGGTTCAGTGCCAATTAAAGTGAGCAATTGATGGCCTATACAACGCCAACAGTTAACTACTCAACCACAATCAACGGCACATACACCTCGTTAACTGGCATACAATCCGTCTCAATTAGTCGAGGCCGTCAACGATTTGATGACAACTTTGCTGGCAACACTTGCGTAGTTGACCTAATACCAGCAACCACTTATGCAACAGCTCTTGCCATCGGTCAATTCATTGACGTAAGAACAACCAACGCCTCTGGTTCAGCAGCATATTTTGTTGGAACTATCACGGACATTGACCGCAAATATGAAATACCGTACAACACATCTACTACCTATGCACCAGCAGATCGAATAAGAATAACGGCAACAGGTACAACCGGTATTTTAGGTAAATCAACGGAAGTTTCTTACACTTTAATAAGCCAATCTTGCACCGCAAACATTTTAGCCGCATCTACTGCTAACGGTTGTTACGTTCCGTATTTATATCTAAACGACAGCCCAACATTTAGCTCTAATGCAACACTCACCAACATTGGCACATTGGATTTAGTAAACGGATTGCTACGCACCTGTCAATACTTTGTTGACGATATAGACAACAGTCGAAGTGATGCCACTGGATACAACCACACTGGCGGCACATTTTCGCCCGGTGTTAGCAACACCAGTTACACATTTTCAGATGCAGGAACTGTAGGCGCTTACAAGTTTAGTGATTTGCAATATCAATCAACAGTGCTCAATACATTTACAGAGGCTCAAGTTGCACCAACAGGTTTAGCAACACAATCAGCAACCACTGGCGTTGCACCATTTAATACTCTTGTTTACAACACATATAACAACACAACCGCAGATGCTGCAAACCTTGCCTCTTACATAATAAGTTTGCAATCAATAACAACCGCAGTGCCTTTTTCAATTACGACCAACACAATGGCAGCTGCAACTTGCACAGATTTAAGTGTTTTAACAACCACCGCCGCATATACAGGTTCTGGTGTAACAGTCAATCTTGGTGCAGCAGTCACCGTCATATTTCGAGGCACTACAGTAACGGCACAGATACAAGGGATAAACACCACTTTTTACCCTGATTATGCTACTGTCCAATTGTTTCTATCACCGTCATTGGGCACACCGTTTACGCTTGACTCAAGCGCATTTGGTGTGTTAGATGCAAACAGATTGGGATATCCATAATGGCAGATCAGGTGTTTACAGCCGGGCAGGTTTTAACCAGCTCAAATATGACCACGCTGCAAAACAACATTGGTCTAATCCCAATGGGTTCTTTTACTAACTCTGCAGCCACAACCCTTACAGCAGGCAGTTGTTTTACTAGCGCTTACACCAATTATCGGCTGGTTTTTGTATTGACCGCAGGCGGCGCGGTTGGTAGCCCAGACATCACGTGCCAATTCAATGTTGGCGCTACACCAACAATTACAAACTACGCCAACATCATTACCTATTCTAGCAACACGGCTGGCCCATCTAGGGTTTATACAGCACCAGCTGTAGGCACTAATTTTGTTATTGGATCGGCTGGAAGTAGCGGCGGCTCGTTTACTTGTGATGTTTTTTATCCACAACAAAACTCACCAACTGTGTATGTAAGCAACTATGTCGGTATTGGTGGCACTTCAAGTTACGCAGCAAGTTCAAGCGGAAGTCAAACAACAAACAACCAGCACACAGGTCTAACCCTGACTTGTGCAAGTACGTTTACTGGAACACTAAAAGTTTATGGGTATCGTTAAAAAACTTATGTTGCTGTCGTTGTTGCTTATGTTAAGCGCGTGTGAAACAACAAGAACAAACGCACCAATAAAAATACGCAATAGTGTACTTACTCGATGCGACACAATTGCCCAATGCGAAAGGGTCTCAAATGGATAAGCAAAGAGCCGAAATAGAACACCTGCACGCACGCATGATTGTGTTTGTGGGTTGCACCATTGCTGTGACATTTGCACTTACCGTTATTGGATTTGTTTACGGTTTGCTTTTTATTTCGCAACCAGTAGAGCAATCACCAAATGACGCACAATTTATTGACTTGCTCTCGACACTTACCGTGTTTATGACTGGCACACTTTCTGGTCTTGTTGCCGCTAACGGACTTAAGCGCAAACCAATAGAACCACCAACAGCGCCATGAGTATCATCCCTGCCAATCCCAAGATTGTTGGCTCACGCCCATACACAGGCAACAGTGACGGTGCAGCTGCAGGCCCACTACCCGGCATGGATGAGTGGATACGTTGCGCTGTTTTGTACGGTGGTGGCGCAATCTGGAATAACGGCAGTTGGGGAATAAGACAGATGCATGGAAAAGACGATCAACTATCGGTGCACGCCACTGGTCGAGCAGTTGACTTGTCGTACAGGCCGTCAGAGAAACACTCAACAGCTAACCGTAAAGGCGCTATTGCATTTATCAATATCGTGCTTGCTAACGCCAATGAGCTTGGTGTTGAGCAAGTGCTTGACTATTTCCCTAAAGCGTTTGGGCGCGGCTGGCGTTGTGATCGTCAAGCATGGAAATCGTACAGCAAACCAGAAATTGCAGGTGCGCCGGGTGGCGATTGGTTGCACGTGGAAGTCTCACCAATGTTTGTCAAGCAACCTACAAACCTTATACAACAAGCGTTTAAGAGGGTATTCACCGAATTGCCACACTGATGCCCTATTGTCGAAGTACCGGCGATAAGGGGAGATGCAATATGGCTGATGCCAAAACATACGTTTACGAGGTTTACACAACTCACTTAGACACAGAGCAAATGGTCTTGGTGCAGATATTTCGTGACCCTGAAACAGACAAAGTGCTACACGCGCAAATTGCGTTTAAGAGCGCTGTTGGTGACTCATGGGGAACGCCTTACCAATTGGAGAAAAAATGAGCTATTTAACGATCAAATTAGGTGCGTGGTTGATTAGTGGCCTAGCGGCGTTTACGTTCCTCTGGGAGGCTAGTAAGCCGTCTGACAGCCAACCAGTGACCAGCGAACAAGTAACCATCACATTGACCAGCATTGTGCCCACCACAACAGTGCCGGCTACAACCACAACCACAGCTGCACCTAAAGGCTGCATGGAATACCTGAACGATGCCATCCTTGCCGGCTGGCCAATTAGTGAGTCACCAACCATCTTGCGAGTTTTGCAACGGGAGAGCGCGTGTAACCCTCTGGCGTTCAACGGCAAAGACCGCAGTGGTGGCTCACGTGGCTTATTCCAGATCAACGGTGTGCATGAGCGCTGGCTGATCGAGGATGGCATCATCACCAAACTTGATGACCTGTTTTACCCTGATGTCAACATCAAAGCCGCGCTACACCTATGGTCTAAAGTTGGCTGGCAAGCATGGAATTTACCAAGTGAGTGAAATACCATATCCCGATAGTGGCATCAGCCAAGAAACGAGAGAAGCAATGTATCCCGATAATTACAGCGACCGTTACGGCCGTGTGTTCAATAATTTGATAGATGAAATTGTTAGACCAGTGCACATACCTAGCCAATTGCCAGATCACTCGATCTTGCTTGACGAGTTAGAGTTACTGCACGAGGCACACACAACCATTGGTGGCCAACAAAACCGATTTAACGCATCAGTGATTAGAGCAGCAATAAATGTTATACGCGACCTGTAAAAAGTGCGGTCTAATGATGCATGGCACAAGATACCGACACAACCCAGAAAAGATTATGTGGCTGCACCCGGACTTAAAAGCCTGTACAAAAGTTAAGCCAATCAAATGAGCTTTACCGTAGGACTCACCCACGAATACTTGTCTGCACGTGACAACATGGTTGCAACCAAAATGCGTGAAGTACGCGCACTAGGTCAAGGCAAAACAGCACGCACATTAGACAACACAGTGGCAAGCAATCTTGGCTTTACAGTCGAGGCAGCATGGGCACAATACAACGGTGCAAGGTACGAGTTTGAGCCATACCAACTAGGCGGTGATGACGTACTTGGCTACCAGTTGCGCGGCACACACCACCATGACGGCCACCTATTCACCTACGACCGTGACCCAAACGGCATCTACATTTTGGGCATAGTCAACTCATCATGCACAACCGTTGATTTCATTGGCTGGTCAACCAAACGCCGCACAAACATTGACACACATTTGCGTATTTATTTAGGAGACCACAAGCTGCACGAACCAACCTATTGCACAAGCCAATCAGAGTTGTGGTCATTTGACCTATTGCCGGCTACAACCAAATTGGTGCAACACCGATCTGATATGGTCGCATAACTAAACCCGACAAAGGAGACC